GCCAACGATGTCATCGCCATGCTTGCTCTCCAGGACGACGATTCGCCATTTGATGTTCTGGCAGGTCCGTATCCCAAGAAGTGTATCTCGTGGGAAAAGATTAAGATGGCTGTCGATAAGGGATTCGCTGATGAGAACCCTAGTAACCTCGAGAAGTTTGTAGGTGACTATGTGTTTAATCCTGCTAATGGCACGAGCTCAATTCCACTCAACCAGCCTGTCGAGGTGTTGGAAGCTGGTACGGGCTTTATGATGATTCGTCGTAAGACGTTCGAGAAGATGACAGAGGCCTATCCTCAGCAGTCATATAAGCCCGACCACGTTCGTACAGAACACTTCGATGGTACTCGGGAGATCATGGCGTACTTCGATACACCTATTGATCACAAGCGTACCAACATTAACTTCGAACTTAAAAAGTTCTTAGAAGACAAGCCAGAAGCATCCCATCAAGAAATTCTGAACTTTGTTGTTGACCCCAATAACGGTTCGAGGGATTATTCCAAGCGTTACCTCTCCGAAGACTATATGTTCTGCCAGTGGGCACGTAACATTGGTCTGAAGGTTTGGTTTTGCCCATGGATGCAGCTCCAGCACGTTGGTATGTACGTGTTTGGTGGCTCTCTTGCCGATCTTGCACAGATCGGGGCTGCAGCAACGGCTGACGTTAAGCAGATACAGTCCCTCAAGAAGGGTAAGTGAGTCTAAAGGATCTATATTATGAAATTCAATGCCCTAACACTACAAATACTTCGTAACTTTTCAACGATCAACCAGTCTATTGTTTTTAAGCCTGGTACACGAGTCACGACGCTGTCACCGACCAAGTCGGTGATGGCTCGTGCCACGGTAGAGACGGAGTTCGAATCATCTTTTGCAATCTTCGATCTACCTAACCTTCTCGGAGCTCTAACCCTCTTTGAAGATCCTGAGCTTAGCTCTAACTCCAAGGTTCTAGAGATTATGGAAGGTGGGCGCCGTATGAACTACGTCCTCGCCGATCCTTCTCTGGTCGTGGAGCCACCGGAAAAGGATGTCGTTCTCCCCTCACCCGAAGTTCAATTCACTCTCACTAACGATGAGTTCTCTCGCATCATGAAGGCTCTTGCAGTCATTGGTGCTCCTCAGCTGGCTGTTACCGGCGATGGAGAGACGATGTACTTCGAGACCCACAATGAGAAGAATCCTTCTGAGTCGACTTATCGAGTAGAAGTTGGTAAGACCGATAAGAAATTTAAGTTGATCTTTCTCGCAGAAAACGTTAAGATGATGCCAGGCGATTATGAGGTACAAATCTCCTCAAGAGGCCTGTCCCACTTCAGGGGCAAGTTTGTGGAATACTGGATCGCTATTGAACATACCTCAACCTACGAAGGTTGAGCTACATACTTTATTATGGAGAACGTGAATGCGGGAAGAATTCCTATGGGTCGAGAAGTATCGTCCCAAGACTATTGCTGACACTATCCTTCCAGCTGAATTGAAGGCTACGTTCCAGCAGTTTGTAGACCAAAAGAACATTCCAAACCTCCTCCTCTCTGGCTCTGCTGGCTGTGGTAAGACCACTGTTGCTCGGGCTATGTTGGACGAGCTTGGGTGTGATTATATGGTCATTAACGGATCGATGAATGGCAACATCGATACACTACGAAACGATATTCAACGTTTCGCTTCGTCTGTCTCGTTTACGGGGGGACGTAAGTATGTCATCCTTGATGAGGCCGACTACCTTAATGCCAACTCCACACAGCCAGCTCTTCGCAACTTCATGGAAGAGTTCTCGAAAAATTGTGGTTTCATTCTGACCTGTAACTTCAAGAACCGTATCATCGAGCCTCTACATTCTCGTTGTTCGGTAATTGACTTCAAGATCTCCAAGAAAGACCTTCCTGATCTTGCGGCACAGATGATGAAGCGCCTGAGTGCTATGCTTCAGACCGAATCCGTGGAGTTTGACAAGGCCGTTCTGGCCGAGCTACTGAAGAAGCACTACCCCGACTGGCGTCGTGTTATCAATGAGCTGCAACGCTACTCTGCTACTGGTAAGATTGACTCAGGCCTTCTGGCCAATATTCAGGAAGCATCCATCAGGGGTCTTATCAAGAACCTTAAGGACAAGGACTTTACCTCGGCCCGCAGGTGGGTTGCAGAGAGTGTCGATGGGGATTGTGGACCAATCTTCCGTCAGCTTTACGACTCTGCTGGTGAGCATATCACCAAGTCAGCTGTTCCTCAGCTTGTTTTAATCCTAGCTAAGTACCAGTATCAGGCTGCTTTTGTGGCTGACCACGAAGTAAACCTTATGGCTTGCTTGACCGAGATTATGATGGACTGTCAGTTCCAGTGAGCTGGTGGAAGAGTAAAAAGAAGTGCCCCCTCTGCCATCAGAAGTACAAGAAGACCGTGAGCTTCCATGAGCTTCGGCTTCAGACTGCAGACGGGATACTTGAGCTTGAAATATGCGAGGTATGTGCAGACTTCTTGGATAAGTCTGCACACGTACTAAGCGCCGGGCGAAAGAAAGACGCTAGTGATGATGAACCCGTTTGAATATCTTAATGCAATCAACTTTACTAAAAAGGACCTGATGTCCGGCTCAGAGAATGATGAGCAGGCTGAGAAGAACTACGTTCCATTCATTACTAATAAGACTTTGTCCTACTTTCCCGATACAATCATGTATGCCAACGAAATGAATAAGAACCACGAGCTCGATAAGAAGCTACAATTTCATTATCTAATAAATACTATTCGCCCAAGGAAGCGTTTTACAAAATGGGTGAAGAAGCAGGAAGATAATGATCTAGATGCGGTTACCGAGTATTATGGCTATAATCGTCAAAAGACTGAACAAGCATTAGCATTACTTTCCCCTGAACAATTAGAACATATAAAAAAAAGATTGCAAAAGGGCGGAAGCACATGAGTATTATAGATTCTCTACTAGAGATTAGGTTAGGCGAAGAAGATGATTTCCTAAAAGTGCGTGAAACCCTCACACGTATCGGCGTAGGCTCGCGTAAGGATAAGACGCTATATCAGTCTTGTCATATTTTACACAAGCAAGGTAAGTTCTACATAGTACACTTTAAAGAAATGTTTGCGCTAGATGGCAAACCAACGAACTTTACAGACGACGACAAGGGACGTAGAAATACAATCGCTAAGCTACTTGATGATTGGGGACTACTTAAGATTGTAAATCCAGAGCAAGCTAGCGATCCTATCACTCAGCTTAATCAGATTAAGATTCTTCCGCACAAGGAAAAGAATGAGTGGACTCTCGTTCAGAAATATGCCATAGGTCGTAAAAAATAAAATATGAAGTACTATCTTGACACGGAATTCAATGGGTTCAATGGCGAGCTTATATCGCTAGCTCTCGTTCGAGAGGATGGAGAATCCCTTTATCTAGTGAATGAAAATATAAATGATATGGCATTCCATCCGTGGGTAAGAGATAACGTTCTTCCTGTTATAAATGACAGTCCCTGTCTCCCAATTATGGGAACATTAAAGACCTTTCCATACTACCTAGCAAACTTTTTTAAGGGGGATGCCAACCCCGTTATTATCACAGACTGGCCAGATGACATCAAGTACATGTGCCAGTCTGTGATTACTAAGCCGGGCGAAATGGTCGCCATTCCCCAACTCAGCTTTCATATGGTCCGGGTGGATGCATATCCGACCAATCTTGAGGGGGCCATACAGCACAATGCTATGTGGGATGCTATGGCTCTTAGAGACCTCCTAAATTAGCTGTTGACCTTTTTCTGAAAATGTCCGATAAGGATATATCAAGAGAAGGAAACGGTTATGGCTCAGGTTACAACTTTCAATCAAATCGTCGGTTCGGAAAACCTCCGTGTAACTATTCCAGTTACTCGGCTGGAAAAGTTGATTGACCGCGTTGACATTCTCATAGAAAATGGTAATACTTTTAAGGCTCGTCAGATTCTGACGCCGTTTGTTATTAATGATAAGCCTGTCAAGGCCAAGAAGGGAAGTAAGATTATGACTGCTGCTAAGGGTGCTAAGAAGGAAGCTGCTCT